TTGTCAGCTTACAGTCATGTGCTTGGCAAGTTCCAATGGAATGACACGGCGGAATTGCACAACATTCCGTTTTGCTTTGAGATTGGCTTGCAGAAAGAGCCTAACCCGAATGGTTACACTGAAGTCAAGGCTATCTTTGACGTGAACGGCAACGAACCGGGCAAGGCCGGGGCCGGGCCTATGGTCAACCAGGGCGGTCAGCAAGGCCAGCCGCCGTCAGGCCCGCCCGCTGGCGGTGTTGAAGCTCAAGGCTCTTGGGGTGGCCAGCAACAGGGTCAGCCGCCGATTGACAACAACGTTGCGATGCAAGGCCAGCCGCCCGCGAACGGTGCCCAAGGCGGTTGGGGTGGTGCGCCCGCTGGCGACCCTAACCAGGCCGGTCAGCAGGGTCAGCAGGGTCAGCCGCCGATTGACAACAACGTTGCGATGCAAGGCCAGCCGCCCGCGAACGGTGCCCAAGGCGGTTGGGGTGGTGCGCCCGCTGGCGACCCTAACCAGGCCGGTCAGCAGGGTCAGCAGCCGCAAGGCAACGGTTGGGGTGGCCAACCCCAAGGCGGCGGCGCACCGGCTGGAAACCAGCCCGGTTGGGGCGGTCAGCAACAGGGCGGTCAGCAACAGGGCGGCGGTCAGGCCGGGCCTGGCGCTTGGGGTCAGCGCTAACGACTGAAACACCGGGCTAGGCTAACAACTTAGCCCGGTGTTTTAGCGAAGTGTGATAATGGGGCGTTCCGCGTGTTCCGGCCCGTGTTTCGATAGCATAAGATTGTCACACTTCACTTAAGCACCGGGAAAACTGCAATGATTGATCTAAGCGACCACTTAGAGCGCAAGAAACTTATCTTGCAAATGCACGCTGACATTGAAGCATTTTGCAAGACTGAATTTGCTGACGACCCGCGCACACATTTAGGCGCTAGCATTATCGGGCATGACTGCCAGGCTTACGCTTGGAATACGTTTCGTTGGCTGAAGTTCCAAGAGTTCAGCGGCCAAATGCTTCGCTTGTTCAACCGTGGCCACTTAGAAGAGGCGCGCTTTGTCCGCTGGCTTGTGGGCATTGGTTTTGAAGTTCGCGAGTTTGACCCTGAAACCAAAAAGCAATATCGCATTCTTGGAGCGAAGGGACATTTTGGCGGTTCGCTTGACGCCATGATGAAACCGCCTGAACGCTATAACATTCCGGCTGAACACATTATTTGGCTTGGCGAGTTCAAGACACACAATGAAAAAAGCTTTGCTAAGCTAGCTGGCAAAAAGCCGCACTATACCCAAAGCCATATGCCGCGCACTGGCGGCGAAGGTGTAGTTAAGTCAAAGCCGCAACACTATAAGCAAATGTGCAGTTATGGCCGCGCATACAACTTCACCTATGGCCTTTATTGCGCTGTCAACAAAGACACTGACGAACTTTACTTTGAAATTGTTGAATTGGATTGGCGGCAAGCTGACGACTTGTTTAGGAAAGCTGAAAACATTGTGTTCAGCCAGGTTCGCCCGCCTAAGATTGCAATGACTGACACTTTCTTTGACTGCAAGTTTTGTGACTTCGCTGGCCTTTGTCATAGGGATGAAGTGCCCACAAAGAATTGCCGTTCATGCAAATACGCCTTTGCTGTTGAAAATGCAGAGTGGCACTGTCAGCACCCGCAACACAACGCGATTATTCCAAAGGAAGTTATCGCCAAAGGTTGTGACTATTGGGTTAGAATTGCCTAATGGAACTTCGTTATTATCAGAATGAAGCGGTTGACAGCCTCTTTGACTATTTTGCCACACACGGCGGCACCGCCGCTGACGGCAAACCTGTCAAGGCTAACCCGCTCATTTGCTTGCCAACCGGAACCGGCAAAAGCCTTGTCATTGGCGAGTTTGTGCGCCGGGCGATGCAACAGCACCCTGGCACGCGAATTTTCATGGCCACACACGTCAAAGAGCTAATCCGCCAGAATGCTAACAAAATGCGCGAGATATGGCCGCTCGCTCCGCTTGGCGTCTATAGCGCCGGGCTAGGCTTGCGCGACACAATGCAGCCCATAACCTTTGGCGGCGTGCAATCTTGCGTTGGCAAGTTTCCCATGTTTGGCCGTCGCGACTTGCTGATTATTGACGAAGCGCACCTTGTCAGCCCAAGCAACGACACTAGCTATGTTAAGTTTATAAATGAACTTATGTATGGCACCAAAGGCGCTGACCCTGCCAGCGGCAATATCAATCCTTATCTTAAAGTCATTGGCTTGACGGCAACGCCTTATCGTCTTGGCCTTGGTTGTATGACTAACGGGCCTATTTTCACTGACGTAACCTATAACCTTTGCACCGTTGACGGCTTCAACCGGCTTATCGCTGAAGGCTTCCTAGCTCCGCTAATCCCCAAGCGAACCGCAACTGAATTGGACGTTTCCAACGTTGGAATGTCCAAGGGCGAATATGCCCAAAACGAACTTCAGGCGGCTGTTGACAAAGAAACCGTCACTTATGCCGCGTTGACTGAATTGGTTGCCGCTGGCTATAATAGGGCTAGCTGGCTAATTTTTGCGTCAGGTATTGAACACGCTGAACACATTGCTGAAATGTTGAACAACATTTTTGGCATTCCAACTGTCTGCATTCATAGCAAGAAAACTGACGCTGAAAACGAAGCCGCTCTAGTCGATTGGAAAAGTGGAAAAGCCCGCGCCGCTGTCAACATGAATAGCTTGACGACTGGCGTTGACCATCCCCCTTGCGACTTGATTGGAATGTTGCGGCCAACAATGTCAACCGGCCTTTGGGTTCAAATGCTTGGCCGGGGCACTCGCCCTTTCCCTGGCAAGTCTAATTGTCTTGTGCTTGACTTCGCTGGCAACACACGGCGGCTAGGCCCAATCAATGACCCGGTTATTCCGAAAATGAAGGGTCAAGGCCCGCCAGGCGATGCGCCAGTGCGAATTTGCGAAGTGTGCGGAACCTATAACCATGCGAGCGCCCGCACTTGCATTGCTTGTGGGCATGAATTTACCTTTGCTGAAAAGCTAAACCGTCATGCCGCTGGCTTGGAACTTATTAGGTCAGACTTGCCACAAGTTGAAACCTATAAAGTTGACCGCGTTGTAATGGTGGCACACACTTCAAAGAACAGCGGGCGCGATAGCATTAAGGTTGCTTACTTTTGCGGATTGCGAACGTTTTATGAATACGTTTCAGTTGAAAGCACCGTGCGGTTTTTCCGCCACAAATCGCGTGATTGGTTCCGCCAACGTTATCATTATCAGGCTGAACAATTTACATGGGATAGCGATTGTCCTAACACCAACGCTGAAGTCTTGGCTATCGCCCATGAATTGAGACAACCCCAAACAATCAATGTTTGGGTTAACAAGCAAACACCGGAGATAATGGGCTATGGCTTCTGACCGTTCTTACTCGCCTGAGGCCATGCAAGCGTTAAACAAAACGGTTCAAGGCGCGCTGAAGCGCAACCTGGCTTGTTGCCCGAATTGTGACAATTTTGACGCTATGGGCGAAAGGTGCAAGCTCAATAATATGCGCCCGCCCGCGCCAATTATCGCGTTTGGTTGCGAACTGTTTAGTTGGAATGATTGCCCGTTCTAATGCGCGATTGGGCACAACTTGACTGGCTGACGTTTAACGGTGAAACACGCAAAGAGCGTATTGAAGCGAGAACGTTGGTTGACATTGAAAGGGCAAGACTGGCTGACTTAGATAGGTTGCAACCAAGACCAGGGCCTAGCCGCTTGTATGAATTTACTGTTAACTACATAGGAAAGGAAAATGTTAACATGACAAAGCCAACCGGAACCGGGCGCGGTCGCCCTAAAAAGCCAGCCGCTTCAGCACAACTTGTTGAAGCTCTTGACTTCATTGAAGTTGGCACGGCTGAACACCAACACTGGCAAAAGTTTGTTCACTTAAGCGGCAACATGGCTGTTGCCTTCAACGGTCAGATTGCAGCCGGGCACCCTATCGCTGAAGAATTGACCTTGTGCCCACAATTAGACAAGTTCAAAATCGCCTTGAACCGTTGCGGCAAAACGCTGACCATTTCGGAAACTCCCAACGGGCAAATCAGCGTCAAGGGTGATAAGCTCCGCGCTCTAGTTCAATGTGTTGCAGCTGACCAAGTACCGGTTGTGCAGCCTGACCCGTTTGTTGTGCCAGTTGGCGAGATTATCAAAGAAACGTTCAAGGTGTGCAATGCCCTAGCGAGCGAAGCGGGCGAAAGGGTTATGGAAGCAAGCTTGTTGCTTGAAGCCAACTCTTGCACTAGCACTAACGGCGCGGCCATTCTTCAGCACTGGCACGGCGTTGACTTGCCACCCGCTATGGTGCTGCCAAAGGTCTTTACGGCGGGCATCGCCAAGCAAACCAAGCCGCTTGCTGGCTTTGGCTTCAGTTGGAACCATGACAACACTGAAGTTGCCAGCGTAACGTTTTGGTTTGAAGGCGGCGCTTGGATTAAAGCCCAATGTTACGCTGACAAGTGGCAAGACATTAACCGCGTCTTGAACGTTCAATGTGTGCCTATTGACACGCAAGGCGACTTGTTTGAAGCCATTGAAGCTGTCTCACACTTCAATGAAGACGGCTTTGTTACCTTTGCTGAAGGCAAGGTTATGTCGCATGACACTGACGCGGTTGGCGCTCAATTCCCGGTCAAGGGCCTGGCTGGCGGCAAAAAGTTCAACGGCAAGCTTATCAAGACGGTTGCGCCCTATGCTTCCAAAATCGACTTGACAAGTTACCCTGACCGTGCCTTTTTCTTTGGTGGAACCGCTGAAAATCCGGTGCGCGGCGCTATCATGGGCCTGAAAGCCATTGTGACTGAAAGCGAGCCGCAAGAGCCTGAAGCGCCTGGCGAGTTTGACCAAAGCATAAACGAAGGTTGGAACGTCAACTAATGATTTTCTTTGATAATTCCCGGCCTGACAGGGCCAAGCGAGCGGCTAAGGAAAATGGCGCTGACCGGCTAGCCCGGTTGGCGTCAAGCCCTATACCGCCCGCTAAGGAATATGAACTATTCACGCTAGACGAACTGTTGCACGGCGGCGATAGGACGCTAATTTTTGACGTGGAAAGTTACGTTAATTATTTCTTGGTTTCGTTCAAATGCACTGTCACTAAAAAGGTTGTCTATTTTGAAGACAGCCCTGATTGTCAGATTGATTTGAACTTGCTGACGTTCGTTTTGCATCGCTTTCTAATTGTGGGCTTCAATAGTCGCACCTATGACTTGCCAATGTGCATGGTTGCTTGCCAGGGCGCGCGGGCGGAAAAGCTTAAGCAAGTCAGCGATGATATTATTTTAAGCGATCTTCAGGCGTATGAAGTTGAACGCAAGTATAATGTCAAGGCTTTGAACGTTAATCACATTGACTTGATTGAAGTTGCGCCGATTGAAGCCAGCTTGAAAATCTATAGCGGGCGGCTGCATTGCGAGCGAATGCAAGATTTGCCTTTTCAGCCTGACGCGGTGCTTACACGCGAGCAAGCGGAGATTGTGCGCGACTATAACGTTAACGACTTAGACAATACTGAATTGTTGTTTGACTTTGTGCGCCCTGGCTTGGAGCTTCGCGAAGAGCTTGGCCGGGAATACAACCTAGATTTGCGTTCTAAGTCTGACGCTCAAATTGCTGAAGCGGTGATTAAGAGCGAGCTTGAAAAGCTTGGCGTTAATTGCCGTCAGCCTAACATTGAACCGGGTTGGTCTTTTCATTACAATGTGCCTGACTATATTAAATTTCAAACGCCACAATTTCAGCACGCGCTTGAAGTCGTCAAGGCAACGCCGTTCGTTGTTGGCAATGGCGGGTCAGCGGTATGCCCACAAGAGATTGAAGCGCTGAAGCCGCGCCTTGGGAGTGGAACCTATCGCCTTGGAG